TGGATATTGATAGCTTCTATACAGCTCATGTTTCGGTTCTGCTCATGGTTTCTATTTTGACCTAAAGGACACTCGTTGCAGATACCTATCCCAGGACCTACCCAGTCACAGCTACCTTCACTGTCTATGATCTTTTTTAATATCTCTATCGGTTTCATTCGATTCGGGATTCTCCTTCTTCTATTCTACAGTGTTATTGTTTAGGGGTTAAATTTAGGAGTTGTGATGGTATAATTGAACCCATGAGCATGGATAAACCAAACCAATCTTACCCTTCAGCCCCCAGATCTACACCTTCACCGATGCCTCTGTATCTTCCTGATCCAAGTATCCAAGGTGTTAGCTTCGATCAGCTGTTGAGGCAGCGTGGTATTCGGATGATCCATGAGCACGCTACGCCTTGTCCCAACATAGTATCGGTAGATTCAAACCAGCATGAACCAAGCTGCAAGCTTTGCGATAACAACGGTATGATGCACTATGGTAACTATGAGATATGGGGAGTGTTCTCCGGTAACTCGATAGAGAAGACTTTTGAGGCTCATGGTGTGTGGGAGGTAGGTACTGCGACGATAACCTTCCCAACCGAATACCCAGACGGATCGCAAGCCGACTTCAACATGTTTGATAGACTTACGCTTCCAGATTTTACCGTTCGTCTCTGGGAACTAAAAGAATATGAACCGCGTCCTGGAAACATACAGGAGCTGCGCTATCCGGTTAAAAACGTTGAGTTTGTAAGCTCGGTCGTTAACGGGGTTCAAAAATACTACAACCTAGGTGTTGACTTCAACTTGAATGCCGAAGGTCAGATAGTTTGGGTTGATGGGAAGAAACCGGGATACAATACCGGCACCAACCACGGTGAGGTGTTGACCTGGTCGTTCTTTGCTAACCCAGTTTATATAGTTGTTCAATGTCTACGTGAACTTAGGATTACGCAGGAGATGGTGAACGGTCAGAAGGTAGCCAGAAGGCTTCCTCAACAGATACTGGTAAGACGCGACTTCCTACCGGACAGTTCCGCCGAAACAATAGTTAATCCATGATGTTAACCTGCAACTTAAGTTATAATGGTTCTTGTATAGCATTTCATAGGAGCTATATTTAATGCCCCAAGCAGTCAGTAGACGACAGTATCGCATGATGATGGCGATCCTTCACGGAAAAGCGAATGATGGCCCACGCGGTCGTCCACCTAAATCCGTAGCTGCCAAATATACCAATCCTGGTAAGGATGCCCCTGAATCTTCAGGTAAGGATTCTGGTGGTACATGGGGAGAGAAGCATCATAAGACTGCCCATGAGAAAACAAAAGCAGAGCGCAAAGAGCGCAAAAAATCCCAGAAAGAACTAAAGAAGGCTTTTGAAGACTTCTACAAATGCAAGCAGTTTGCTGCAACGATAATCGTAGACAACAACAACCGATTTCTGTTAGGATCCCACTGTGACGGCGGCATCGCTTATCCAGGCGGACATGTTGAACCCAATGAAGGGTTTGAGGATGCAGCACTTCGAGAGATGAAAGAAGAAGCTGGTATTATCGGTCGTATCGCTGAAGAGATCTTTCGTGGAAAGATCAAAGACAACGAAGGCGTTGTTTATCTAGCAGAGATAGCAACTGGTAAACCTAAGAACACCGAAGAGATGTCAAACTTCAAGTGGTATGAGGTTCAAGATATACCGTGGAGCAAGATGCGTCCATGCTGTGTTGAACCGTTGAAACAGTTTATCGACAAGAAGTTAGGAAAGTCGTTGCAGGGCATGATCGCTTTGGAACAGCTTGAGAAAAATATCATACGTCAAAAAGCAGATGCTGTTCTAGAAGTCACACATGGTGACGCTCTTAGGCTTGTAGGCAACGGCACGTTCAGGATCCTTCATGATGCTGTTGAGGGCATGGAAGACGAGAGCTTCAAAGATATTCACATCGACACATATGTTCTCAGCATACGCAAGCATATGAACGACATCTATTCCGGTCGAGTCAATGACGGACATAAGGTTGTATACCAGTTTACAAACAAATCACTTCCTGAGCTCACTGCTGGTCTGATGAGCGTCTTTGAATGGTACCTACCAGAAGATGAGAAAGCTCTAGATATATTAGATGATAAAAACATGTCTGATGATATAGTTCAAGGTGGACTGCATCAGCTGGTTGAGAACTATAAGCGTCACAACATCGGCAACATCTATCAAGAGATGGAGACCATACGCGAACAGATGCGCAATGGCGTAGCTGTTGACCTTCAGCAAGTTGAGCAACGTCTGATGTCGCTGTTCGATAAGCTAGAACATGTGATGCATGATCTTACGGGTAAACACAACGAGCTCGCAGAGAGTGTTGGTAAGGATATGGATGAGCTTGAACAGAAGCTCAGAGAGTTACAGAGCAAGATCATCGATATCGACAAGATCCCACAGAAAGTAGAAGCATACTCCGCTAATCCTGCAGACAAGGATAAGGTTCACGACGAATATTATTCTTACCTCACGAAGCCAAGGATTGAGATCTCTCCTAACGGAAAGATAACCATCTCCTTCGGGACTGACTGGCAAGATATGGAGAAAGAAAACTTCCTACACGACATGCGTGCCAAGATAATCAAGGCAAGCAAACCCAATGGCTAACATCCTATTTGAGCTAGAACGTCTCCGGACGACCTTAAGCAACAAAGGGTATGATTCAAATACCATCGATAGGATCGTACAGAAAGCAAACATAGAGATAAAGGATGCTTTCGATAAACACAGTGCCGCTGCCATGGAACTTGCTGTTGAGAAAGGGGTAGAGAAGAAATCTGCCGACTTCATAAACGAGCTGAACATGGATGAGGTTAACATGAGGTTAACTACTGACTCTGGTAACATGGACTTCTCAACTCCACCTTATCCTAACCTGTATAACCTACTAAAGAATGCTAAACCTATAAAAGACGGTAGTGGGGTTTACAAGGTGATACCTATTGGGAAGCATACGAAGGATCAGAAGCCGATCTCTGCTAATATATATGATGCTATCAAGAAGAACAATGCAGAGCGAGCTGAAGCAGCAAGGGTCCAAAGGATCAAGATATCCCCGAAAGGATCAAAAGGTGAGAACAGCTTCAGAACAGCTACTAGTAAACAAAATGCAGCTACACAATGGGTCATACCAGCTAAAGAGAAGGACTTTTCAGAAGACGTTGAGCAGATAAACACTGAGTTAAACCAAACGATGGATGAGATAATCAGTGATATAATAAGAAGCTACGAAGAAGGTTTTTAATGTCATTTGTAATGCCAGAAATCATAATGCGCAAGGTTGTAGAGGACGGGCTACGTAAACTACGATCTGACCGTAAGGCCTTTGACGATTTATTCAGCGGCTTCTTGCAGGATGAGCTTGGAGTTGATTTTGGCGAGGCTTATAGAAAACAGATATGGGACTGGTTCTCAGTTACCAAGATTCCTGTAGTTCAAGCTTGGTCATTCAATGCACAAAGAATCCCTTGTATTAGCATACACTTAGCTAACGAAACAGAAGATGAGTCTAAGGCTGCTTTAAACGATCTAGCTGGGACCTTTGATACGGACGAAGAGACTGGAACAGGTGTCTTTACAACCATGATAGATATCGGTATCCATGCTAATAAAGGTGGCGATCATGTCCTGTGGATGTACTATATGGTTGCTTATGTGTTGATGAAGTATAAACCTACTGCACATCGTCTTGGGCTTAAGCTTGGAACTTTTAGTGCTTCAGATTACAGCAAAGATGCTGAGAAGATGGGTAACAACGTTTGGACAAGGTGGGTACGTTTTAGGTGTACAACTCAGAACTTCTGGGGAGCAGACCAGCTCAGTGAGGTTGATGAGGTTAACTTAGATCACACTATCGGTGACCCAGAATCAACCGATGTTGCTGCTACTGAAGATGTTGACTTAAACAACATTGATAAGACAGCTAACGAAGGCCTAAAGGTTGGGCGGGTTGGCAATGACAACGGGGATATGAACATTTAACTAACTGTATCAGTTACAATAGGATAAGGTGAATTTATGGCAAACGAAAACATGGTAGAGGAAAAGGTAGATTTTGATGCATGGTTTGCCATGCGCCAACCTCAGATTCCGCACCAGCATTATAAGGAAATCATTAAGGCTGATTTTGCTGGAAGAGGTCTTGGTCAGTATGAAACGATAAGCGCTTTTGATGATGCGCTAAAAAAATACGGCATTAAGCTTTAAGAAGTCTAGCTTAAGTTGTCTGTTATAATTAGTGTTATAAACATGACTCGGGAGATATGAAACATGGCTATAAATGTAAGTTTTAATGGAAGTACGATCTATAAGCCAGGTGCTTACTCAAAGGTTTCGATTGACCTTGGTGGAGGTTTTCCGCTAAGCCCATCGGGCATCATAGCGATCTTTGGAGAAGCTGCTGCCGGTACTCCTGGTTCTAGCATTCCAAACATTGCTAACAACGTTTTCAGTCCAGAGCAGATTCCTCTGATTAAGCAAACATACAGAAGCGGTCCTATCGTTGATGCATGTAACTTTCTGTTTGCTCCTGGTGCTGATGGTGCAATCCCTGGCGGAGCACAAGCAGTATACATCTACAAAACAAACGCTTCAGTGCGTGCATCGCTCGCGCTTGCAAACAGCTGGGGAACTGTTAACGCTCTTGAGTTTGGAACAGGCGGAAACAAGTTGACGTACAAGAACGTTCTTGTCCCAGCAAGTCCTGCACAGACAAGTTCTGCAACTCCTTTTGACCTAACAGCTGCTCCTTTTTCAGTAGGTGGAGCTCCACATTCAAACGATGCATTAGCGATTCAAGCTCAAGCTGACGCACTTGCTTCTTATAACTACATCGTTGGTTTAACACCAGACGTTGATGAGAGTGGTATCGATCTCGGAACACTTACGTTAGCACCAGGTACATACAGCTTTACCTCTTCAGCACAACTCACAGGAACATTGGTTCTTGATGCTGGTGGAAATCCTAACGCTCAATGGTTTTTCCAGATTGGAAGTACATTAACAACTGCATCAAGCTCGATCGTATCTTTGATCAACGGTGCTACTGCTGGAAACGTTTTTTGGCAGGTTGGTACTTCAGCAACTATCGGAACTGGTACGACCTTTAAAGGAAATATCATCGCAGATCAAAGCATCACGGTAAATACAGCTGCATCTGTTAGCGGTAGACTTATCGCACTTAACGGTGCTATTACATTGATCAGCAACGCTGTTTCTACAGCCGCAATATCCTCTAGCCCGATCGCAACGCTGATGGGTGCTGCAAGTTTTGCAGTGTTAGGTGCTTCTGCTGTAACGAACACAGGTTCAAGCCTTATCACAGGTAACATCGGTGTTGCACCTGGTACAGCAGTTACCGGTTTTCCTCCTGGAGCAATCGTTGGAAGCGGTGGAGCATCGTTAGTTCTTCGCATCCAAGGAGCAGATGCTTCTTTAGATAATACTTTCACGCTGTCTAGTCCATCGATTACTCGCGCCGCTTTCCAAGCTGCATTGCTCAACGCAAGCAACTGGTCTGGCGGTCTTCCAGTTGGAGTAAGTTTTGTTGTTGGTGGACTCACAGATACAGCAGCTCTCTTATCGGTCGTACGATCGCTCACTGGTACTCCTAACCGAGAAGGTTACGGAAGAGACTTTGAGCTTGTCAGTGGATCATTGCTTGCCGCTGTTCATATCGCTGCAGGATTAGTTGTAGCTGGTGCTGAGAACCAAGCCCTTATCACGATCGCTAACAAGAGAGATCTTGTCACTGAATCAGGAACGGTTGGTGGATCGGTCGTCATGAAGATCGGACGCGCTGGTCTTGACAACACATCTCCAAGGGTTACTATCAACGCAACGCAGCTCCTTCTCATCAACAACGCAGTCAGTGAATACGCATTGAACCTTGCAGACTTTGGAACGATCGCTCAGATGATCGACTACATCAACACTAGTACGAACGGAAAATGGGCCGCAGTTGCTGGAAGCACACTCTACGGACAGCTTCCATCCTCTGTACTTGATAAGGTAACAGCACTAGGTGCAAACGCTTCCTCATTGGTCGCAGCTGCTCTTCCTGCTCTCATCAAGAAAGATGCTTATGATACTATCCAGTTCTTCTTACAATCTGCTGCAGTATCTTTGGTTGCTGGTGCTGGCGCAGTCGTTGGTCTACCAGATGTTAAGGCTGAAACATACCTTGCTGGTGGAGCACTTGGTGCTACATCGACAGCAGACATCACTAACGCTCTTACGGTATTCACAAAGATCCGCGTAAACAGCATCGTTCCTCTTTTCTCAAGAGATGCTAGTGCTGATATCGCTGATGCTTTGACTGATGGTGCTTCTGCTTACACTATTGCAGGTATCCACCAAGCTGTAAAAACACACTGTAGCTTGATGGCTACTACTAAGAAAAAATCTGAGCGACAAGGTTATCTGTCCCTCAAAGATTCATATGTCAACTGCAAGATCCAAGCACAGAACCTTGCTGATTCTCGTCAACAGCTTGTAATCCAAGATGTTCGTCAGGCTAACAGCGATGGAGCGATACAATGGTTCCAACCTTGGGCAGCTTCCTGCTTGCTTGCTGGTGCACGCGGTGGATCGTCTATCGGTCTTCCTATGACAGGTAAATACTTCAACATGTCTGGTATCCGTCAGACTGCTCAACCGATGTCAACTGCTGAACAGGACATCGTTATGGACTTTGATGCCGATACACAGTACGATGACGCTATCGCAAACGGCATCACCTTCTGGGAACATCCACAGAGCGGTGGTTTCAAGCTTGTCGTCGACAACACTACCTATGGTAAGGACGGCAATTGGGTTTACAACCGAGCTAACGTTCTTTATGCTGCTGACATACTTGCTTACGATTTCCGTACGCAACTTGAAAACATCTATGTTGGTGTTAAGAACACTGTTACAGCAGCTGAGGTTAAATCTACCTGTGAATCGATCCTTGCTACCTATCTTGCTCAAGGCATCACAGTGAGCACGAGCGATGCTAAGAACGGCTTCAAACAGCTTGTTGTTCAGATTAACGGCAATGTCATCAACATCTCTGTCGTTGTTAAGCTTGTCGAAGGTATCGACTTCGTTCTAGCAGATATCACTCTGCAAAGAGCTCAGCAAACCGCGTAAGGAATTGATAGTAGAGATATTAAGGGTGGCTTCGGCTGCCCTTAATTTCATTAATATATAAAAGAGGTTATTATGACAGATAGACCTGATTGGAACGAATGGATTCTTCAGAAGAATGCAGAAGCAAAAGAAGAAGAGCTTAAGAAAAGCGATAGCGTGATGTTAGAAAAAGCTATCCAGTTTACAGGTGAGTTTGGTCAAGATAAGCCAAAACACATGGGAGCTAGAGCAGCTGCAGAGCATAATAACCCCAGTAAACCTAACGAATACAAGATCCCAGAAGCCCATCTTCCTCAGAAAGGTGAATCAAAAGAGCAGCATTCTGCTAGGATAGTTGGTGCTCTTTCAGCAAAACATCCAGATAAGCCACAAGCAGTTCATGCTGCAGCCGCAGATCGAGCATGGAAACACGCTAATCCTGACGAAGAGTAACTTAACTATTTCCCTGATATACTATATCTAGCTTTGTGCCCTACGGTACGAGGTTTTAAATTCAAGGTAGCCAGAACCGAACTGGCAAGGGGTTATTATGTCAGGTAAAGTACCAAGTTTTGTTACAGGCGCAAACGCCAAGATCAAGTTAGGTGGATTAACTTTCGCCTATGCTTCAGATGTCTCTTATCAGGTAGCTGTCGATACTATTCCAATTGAGACGATGGGACGCTACGAAGCAGTGTCAAACGAACCAGTAAACTACTCAGTAGCTGGAGAGCTCAGTGTAGTTCGTTATACAGCAGTTGCTCAGCAGAACCTAATGCAGGGAGCTAATGCTGGCGGTAACGGTTTAGGTAAAGCTAACTTTACCACAGGTGGTAAAGGATCTGACCATATCGACCCAAGCAATCTCTTGTTCTCAAAAACTTGGGATCTTGCTGTGTTCCAGAAGGTTCAGAGTGCTTCAGGTGCTACGCCTATAGCAGTTGATCCAGCCTTCATCACCATCACTGATTGTCGCTTCACGCGTAAGTCAGCTGGTATCACAAAAAGAGGCATCTTAGTTGATCGTCTTGCATTTGTAGGTATCTTAGCTAGTGATGAGTCATTTACAGCTGGAAACTCTGGGGACATTGACTTAAGCAATTAATTGATAGGAGTTAGTGCAGATGGCTGGTATATCTCCCTTCTTCATAACCGGTGCGAATGCAAAGATAAGGTTGAATGGGAAGACGCTAGCTTTCTGCACAGAACTATCATATTCAGTTCAGATCCTAACTCAAACACCAAAAGTATTAGGTATGTACGAGGGTTCCTCTGTAGAACCTTTAGGCTATTCAGTTTCTGGTAATTTTACAGTAGTTAGATATGCTAAGGATGCTGTTCATAGTGGCGGCAACCCACCACAGGGTGTAGCAAGCAACAACGCAGGTAATGGTGTAGGTAACTGGGGCGGAGTTTGGGGTGGAACTACAGGTGATTTTTTCGCTCGCAACGGCATCGGTAATGATGGCAGGGCGAACGAAGCGCTAGATCCCAGCAAATATGCCAACGGTACGACGTTTGATATACAGGTTTTCCAAAAATATGATAATCGTTTAGGTCAACACACAGGTAACTCTAATGATTCAAGGGGGTTATCTAGTGCCATAGCTGGACTATCTAATATACTTCAAGGTGGAACAGGTGGCGGCGGCGGTAGCAGCGGACCTAACATAGATCTTATTGGTGTTGCTAACATAAGAAATTGTAGAATAACTCAAGCAGACTTCTCGATCAATAAAAAAGGTGTTGCAACACAACGATTTAACTTCGTGGCTCTATATGTTGATGAGGATTCTTTTGTTGCTGACTTTTCAGGGGTTGGGCAACAGTTTTAATAGGTAGATTATGGCAAACGGTTTTAACAACAAACCACCGGTAGCACAAAGTCTTGTAAGTGGTGCATTAGGAGACCTAAGTGGAATCATATCTACCAGACCAGTTGCTAAATACATGTCTGGGGCAAGGTGTATATTAAAAATCAACAGTAAACTAGTGGGTTTTGCTTTTGGTATCACGTGGAGAATCAACACATCTTATACTGATATCAACGTTATAGATGATGTTCTTCCAACAGAGTTAGCTCCACAAAGAATCACAGTAGATGGGACTATCTCTGCACTACATATTCCTGGACAAAGTGTAACAACTGAACTATGGCAACCAGATGTATTGAGTTTTTTATTTAATCAATATGTTACAATTGAGGTTCGTGACTCTCAAACTAACAACTTATTGTTTTATGCTGGCAAAGCAGTGATCACATCTCGACAAGAAGATATTAGGGTTGACCAACTTGCAAATGTTAACTTATCATGGCGAGCAATTGGTTGGAAAGACGAAAAGATTCCTGAGCTTCCTGATGGTTACAATAAGTCAGTTCCACCTGTACAAGATACGTTGAATCCTACAAATCCCGCTAAAAAATCATCACCAAGCACCATACGTGATTTTCCAGATCTTACCAATACCCGCATCGGTTAATGCTATCATAATTATCTGAGCGCCAACAATATCCCTATTATTTATTTGGTATAATTTTATAAAACATGGGAGGCTAGTGTGGATCTACCAAAAATTGAAACAGTTATTGATTTTGAGTTCACAAGTGAACTAGGTAAGAAATATGAGGGACGTTTCACCGTTCTGTGCTTACTTGATATGGGACAAAAACACCGTCTTGAGCTTGAAAAGACAAGACTTTTAGGTAACTATCAGAATCCAACCCCTGAACTCTCTGGTATTGCTATTGTCTTAGCAAATCTTAGAGTGAAAGTTCTTGATGGACCAGAGTGGTGGAAACAGAGCAACGGTGGATACCTTATCAAGGATGAGGATGCACTTGTGACTCTATATGATAAGGTCCAAGAAGCGGAGACTCAATGGCGCAACCAATTGAAAGAGATGGGGAAAAAGGCCCAAGAAGCGAAAGTCAACCCTCCATCATCGAATCCATAAGAGCTATAGCAGAATACAATGCTAGAGCCAGTCTAAGTGATGAAAAACAGCTCCTGTTGTTTCTACAGAGTTGGTGGTCCCGTTTATACAATCGTCCATTAAAAGATCCTCTGCTTCTAAGTTATTCATTAGAAGAGCTTATCTATGAATTTTATGACAAGATAGAGCGTCGTAAGGCAGAAGAAGAGCAGATGAACTCAGAAGCTGATAAGATAGAGGAAGATAAGGAGAAATCGGTCTTAGATTGGGCTGAACAAGAAGAGCAGAAAGAACTAGAGAACATGAAATCTAAGGCTAGTATATTAGAAAAGAAGGATCCAACGAAGGATCCTGTTAATGTGGCATGGATGGAAGAGCAGCTACGCGAAGCTAAGAAAACTCTAGGTGAATCTTTTGGTGAAGATATAGAGGAGAACTTTGATGAATAAGAATAACTACTCTAAGTTTAAATATGGTTGTAAGTATAACCTTAAGTTTTCATATGACCCTAAGACAAACAACAAACATATCCTAGATACGGAACTTAGAAACATCAAACCAGAACTTAAAGATGAGCATCCAGGTACATCTATACAGATGAACATTGGACAAACCTTAATAGTAGATAACGTATATTCATGTACTCAGGTTGACTATGTTGATCAACCTTTGATTGCTGATAAAAAAGCAGCAAAGCAAATATTTTTTAAACTGTTTTAAAGATGGGTTAATTTGTGGCAAACGAAAACAATAAATCACGAGATTCATCTACTCCTAATGATCCTTTTGGTACCAGATTAGGTCAAATTAAAAGATCACTGCAAGAACCGACTAAAGAAGAAACTACAAAAATTGATAGTCACAGTGAGATGCTTGATGATATAGATAGTTTGTTGACTATCAGGACACAGAATGCAGCTGTTGGCGTAATCGATAAAGAAACCAGCGGTGCAATTCAGTCTCAGCAACGTCAAATACGTAGATTAGAGAAGCAGATTCAGCGTGATAGAGAAGCAAGATTAAAACGTGCTACTAATGCAACAACATCTTTGATCAAAGGTACCTTTGCTTCTGCTTCTGGTCGGATAACCTCTATGGCTAAATCACCTGAAGTTGTAGGTGGATTAGTTAATGGTGGCAGCTCTCTTGATTATACGCAACTAGCAGAACAAGACAAACGAGAACAAGAACTACGCTCTAAATTACAAACAAAGATGCTGGAAACTACTAGCAATCTTCATTCTATTGATCCAGTGTTTGGCGAAGGTTTTGTTGACGAAAATGCAGAAAAACGTCTAAATATGCTCCGCAGAGTACAGTTTCGATCTGAAGAAAGATCAGCTAGAGCTCAAGGTGGGATGAGGTTATTAAGAGATCTTGGTAAAGATCCTATCTCTGCTCAACGCTCTGACTTTGAATATCTTGGTCGCGCAGAAAAAGCTTTAGCTATACAAAAAGCTGAAGGTGATGTTGCGAATCGAGTTGGTTTGGGAGCTAAGTCTGGAAATGAACTAAAGAAAGAGCAGATGCAAGCATTCTCTGATCTAAAGGCTGCAATGGATGCCTTAGGTAAAGAAATCAATGGTGCAACCGAAGAAGAGAAGAAGACGAACAAAGCAAACCTTGAAGCTAAGAAAACTGATGCTCAAAAAAGAATAGATGATATCGATATAATTAAAGGCGCTGGTGGTGGTAAAGGTGGTGGAGCGTGGGGTAAAGCTGCCGCATGGATACAAGCTGTTGGTTCTGTTGCTGGAGCTGCTGCTCAAGGATTTCAGCAAATTGGTGTCAACCAAGAGTTAGCTCAAAAATACAACATATCTGGTCGAGCAAACATAGAAAATCAAAAATATGCGATGTATCAAGCCGCACGTTCTGGTGACGTTGCATCTCAGATGGCGTTAGCTCAGTGGACATCTGCGGAACAATTCGGCACAAAGTTAAAAGGCAATGCTAATATGGCCGTAGTAGCTCAAGGAGTGAGTAATGCTGCTGATGTTGTATTAAAAGCTGTAGAAGGTGCAGTTGTTGGTGGAGCAATGGGCGGAGGTGCTGGAGCAGTTGTTGGTGCTATAGGAAACAGTGCTGGAGCAGTAGTGAACACAGCTGCTAACATAACTGACCTCTTGAATCAAGTTAGCGGTGGTCAAGCTCAAAATGCTGGTACGCTTGCTCAGATGGATGCCGTACGCTCTCTAATTGCCAACTATGGAAAACAAGTTCAAGGGTACAGGAACTATAGTACAGGTTTAGGGGAAGCAGCACGTGGCATGGGTAGCAAAGGTGGAACCTTTTTAAACAATGTTAACAGCGACAAGATGTTAGATACGTTAATCCAAGAAGGGATATCTCCTGAACAAATGGCTCAAATGTCGATTCAGGGACAAGCAGCCATGGGTAGTCAGTTTGATAAAAGTGGAGCTAACATAATTTTAGCTCGTAGGTTAGAAAGATCTGGATACGGAAACATACAAGAGAACATGCAGAGACAGACGACATTAGCAGCAGCTGGCTCTAATAATCCTATTACAGGGTTAGAGAGTGTCTTAGAGGCATCTTTTGGTAAAGCATTAGAAGATGCAAAAACATTGAACATGTTGGTTGAAAACACTGGAGCTATGGTATCTAAGGGAACGGGACGACTCACTGGTCTAGACACGACAGCAGCGACAGCAACAACCTTAGCAGCCAACATTGACATGAATGACCCTAATCGGGGGTTTGCTGTACAAAGAGCTAGAAGCGCAACTGAACGTATTAATGATGTTGTTACAGATGAAAGCCTTGGTTTTGTTAACTTTGCATCCTTGAATCGTATCGGAAAAACTACTGGATTAGGTGGTCGAGGGCAAATTATGGCCCACATGCTTGACGTACAGCATCTACAAACAATTAAAGGTATGGGATCATTTGAAGAGATGGATAGGGCTTTATTAAAGCAAGGTGTTAATATTGATAAAACTAAGTTTGCTCCACTGAGCACAGATTCATCTGAGATTAAATTAGCAAAAGCTAAAGCTTTAATAGATAGGTCTTTATCTAACGACATAGAGACAATATTAGATAAAGGTGGGATAGCAGCCGGAGGACAATTTAGAGGATCAATACTTCAAAAAGTTCAACAAGCTGTTGCATCTAATAAACCAATTAAGTGGGATTTTAAATCAAAAGAAGGTCGAGCGGAATATGAAGAATTTTCAGCAATAGGCAAAATGGTAGATAAGAACTTTGATGGTGAAACGTTTGAACGAAGTTTGTTATCTATAAAAGCTACGAACAAGAAAGATGAATTTGGTGAAATAAAAGATAAAATCAAGGGCGTAGCGGGCAGTTCAGAGTTAAAACAAAGTGATAAACTGTTGACAGATGGTTTTACCCAATTAGCTGAACAAGCTAAGTTTGCTGCAACTGAGTTAGGTGGAGTAGTTGCTGCTATGCAAACATTAGTTAAACTACAAGAAAGTGTTAAGGAATCTGTTGGTGGAGATGCTGAAAAAAAATTCTCCGAGTCTATGAAAGGTGGAGTGGTAGTATTTAATGATGCTGCTAATAAATGGAACGGTATAGCAGATAAGTTGATATCAGCAGGAATTGGTGGTGGATGGGACATGAGTACTAATAAAACATCAAACAATAAATATGTCAAAGGTACATCGAAACTATAAGGTAAAGAATGGCTTCTAATAGTAAATTTAAAATCCTAACACCACATGCTGCAGTTATAGTTTGGAACTACAATGATAGGATTAGTGGAGATGTAGGAGATATTAAGGATGAGCAGGGAATCAACACTGTTATTATAAGCACGGTATCATGTCTATCAATACAAACTAATAAAAGTAAATCATCACCTGCGGGAACTTTTCAACTAGTTCTTGCTCCTTCTAAAAACTGGGTTTCAACTATTACTGCTGGAAGTTGGTGTGCTATACTTATGTCCAATAAACCGATCACAGCAAAAAGTATTCAAAAAGCCGACCCATATCAAGTAAAGATGTTTGGCAAAATTGAAAGTGTTCGGGCTGATGTTGTAAACAACGATGGAGTAAGACAAACTAGATTCTTAGTATCAGGGACAGATTGGGGACACATATTCAATAATATCTTGTATATAGATAGTTATATAGCCTCTGAGGGTGAACAACCTAGTATAAGCAACACGTTAGCTATAAAAGTACGCAATATGCTGTTAGGAGAGAATGGTTTAGCTAATAATTACTCTGTTAAAGAAAATTTAAATGCATTGGTTAATATTTTTGGCAATGATCTGGAAAACTTGGAAGAATTTTCAAAAGAGGTAGGTCGATTAGGAAAGTCGACATATGACTTCATACTTCCTCCCGAGGTGTTAGGTTTTTTTCAGTTCATAAAATCATCTAGTAAAAAATCTACAACATCCAATGTGATATCCAAACTTCTTCAGATTCAAACAGGTAAATTGATTGATCAAAATACCTACGATGAAATACAAGAGTCGTTTGGCTATATCAACCCATTGTCACTTCAAGGAACAAATACCTTTTGGCAAATCTTACTAGATAACAGTAATCCTGCTTTAAATGAAATGTATAATGAGATTGATTGGACTAATAACGGACCACAGTTAACATTATATAATAGAATAAAACCTTTTTCATATAAAGAAGATTCAGTCAACTCACTAAGGTCACTTTTTAAATTTATTAAAATACATAACATCGATCCTGTTACTGTATTGACGATAAACGCTGGAACAAATTGGAGAGATAAATATAACTTTATCGAGATAAAACCTCAATTTCAAGAGTTTGCTATTTTAGGTCCATGGGTTAAAACAAAAT